GTACAGCAGGTCAAGCAATTACATTAGTATATGTAGATTCGACAAGAGGTTGGGCATTTAAGACTAACACAGCATAAGGAGCACGGATCATGGCTCTGACTTCCATAAAATTTTTACCTGGAATCGACAAACAAGATACTGCTGTCGGAGCTTCTGGTAGATGGGTAGACTCAGATAACGTAAGATTTAGATATGGCTTACCAGAAAAAGTAGGTGGTTGGAATTCTTTATTGAGTGATACTATATGTGGTGTAGCTAGAAAACAACATGCATTCGTAGATCTTGACGGTAATAGGTACGTGGCTATTGGAACAGATAAATTTTTATTAGTTTATTTTGAAGGAGCTCTGTTTGATATTACACCTTTTAAAAGTAATAACGCTGGAGCACAAACTCAATTTACAGGCTCTACTATAACTACAAGCACAACTAGAGGTACAGCTGTTACAATTACCACATCAACTAATCATGGTTTAGAAATAGGAGATATTGTTGAATTAGATTCAGTAACAATGCCAACAGGTTCTAGTATTGCAGCTTCAACTTTTGAAGATAAACTTTGTCAAGTAATAACAGTTCCAAGTTCTACAACATTTACAGTTACATCACCTTCAGCAGAAGCAAATGGTGGTGGATCAGATTTAACTTCAGGAAGTTCTTGTACTGTTAATCCTTATGAAACTGTAGGACCATCTGCACAATCTTATGGTTATGGTTTTGGTATTGGAAACTATGGAGGAAATGTTACAGGATCACAAAGCACAGAATTAGATGGATCATTAAATGCTGACACAGCAGGTACAGGTGGATCTGGTACAGCAGTAACCGTAGATAGTACAACAGGGTTTCCTTCTGCAGGAACAATTGCTGTTGGAACTTTACCAAGTGCAGAATTAATTACATACACATCAACAAACTCTACACAATTTTTAGGAATTACTAGAGGTGCAAAAGGAACAGCAACAGCTGGAACTTCTAATGGACAAGCTCACTCAACTAATTCAACAGTTCAAAATGCAACAGACTGGGGTAACTGGGGTGATGCAGTTGTAGCATCAACAGTATCTCTTGAACCAGGACTTTGGTCTTTAAGTAACTTTGGTCAAGTATTAGTTGCAACAGTTGCAAATGGTAAAACATTTACATGGAACTCTGACATTGCAGCAAAATTTACAACAAGAGCATCTACATTAACTACTAACTTTGTAACAGCTATTAGTGGAGACGTAGGAAATCCTACTGCATCAAGATTAACTTTGATATCACCAACAACACGTCACTTAATTCACATGGGAACAGAAACAACTATTGGTGATCCTACAACACAAGACGATATGTTTATAAGATTTTCTAATCAAGAACAAATTAATACTTATGCACCAGGAACAACAAACACTGCCGGTACACAAAGATTACAAGATGGTACAAAAATTATGGGTGCATTAGTTGCAAAAGAAAACATTCTAATTTGGACTGACAATGCATTGTACACTATGAGATTTATTGGATCACCATTTACATTTGGTTTTGAACAAGTTGGTACTAACTGTGGTTTGATAGGACAAAACGCAGCTATTGAAATTGATGGTGTTGCATATTGGATTGGTAACAATGGGTTTTTTGCATTTGATGGTACAGTCAACAACTTACCATGTAGTGTAGAAGATTATGTTTATGATGACTTTGATACTACAAAAGGCCAACAAGTTGCAGCTGGTATTAATAATCTTTACACAGAAGTTGTATGGTATTATCCAACACAAGGTTCTACATTTAATGATAGGTACGTAGTATTTAATTACGGAGAATCTAAAGGAATACCTATGGGTAATTGGTACACAGGACAAAATGTAAATTCAATTAGAACTACTTGGATTGATTCTGTTGTATATCCCAAACCTTATGCTACTCAATTTAATTCTTCAGCAACAGGAACGTTTCCAAGTATAGTTGGAGAATCTGGTTTAGGTCAAACAGTTTACTTTCAACATGATATAGGTACAGATCAAATTAATCCTGATGGTAGTACAACAGCACTAACATCTTTTATACAATCTTATGATATAGCTTTACAACAAGAACAACCTGAATTGTTTTTAGCAATGAGAAGGTTTGTGCCAGACTTTAAAACTCTTACAGGAAATGCTAATGTAACAATTGGATTAAAAGATTTTCCGTCATCCACTACTGCTAATAGTACATATAGTCCATTTACAATTACATCTTCAACAACAAAAGAAGATACCAGAGCAAGAGGTAGATACGCTAGTATAAAAATAGAAAATACAGGAAGTTCAGAGTCATGGCGATTTGGTACATTCCAAATAGATTTACAACAGGATGGTAGAAGATAATGACAAAAATAGTAGTTAGATTACCAGAACCTAAAAAAGAATATAGTGAAGATAATCAAAGACAAATTAACAGAGTTTTAACATCGGTTATAGAACAATTAAATTCTACATACTTAACAGAAAACGAGGAGGAAAAAGAACGGTTTAGTTTCTTCTTTTCATAATGGCAAATATATATAAAAATGTACAAAAATTATTAAACGCTGCAGGTTCAGATGTAGATATGTATGAATCTCCAACAGCTACGGCTAGTCTTATTAAGACTGTAAAGTTATTTAATACTCACAGCGGTGCATTAGATGTTACTGTGAAAGTGTTTGATGCTTCTAGTTCTACTGATTTTGAGTATAAAGTAGCTAATATACTTGCCAATGAAGGTGTTGATTTACTTACGTTTAATAATATTATAGTATTAGAAGCTGGAGATAAATTAAAAATGCAGTGTGCTACAGCAGATAAGATTAAGATGACAGCCTCTTTATTACAGATATTAAGAACACAACCAACGGATCAAATATAATGTCATTTAAAGAAACAGAAGCAAGTGTAAGATATGAGATAATAGACGGTAAAAGAACCGCTGTTATTACACCAGAATGTATTGTAACACTAACTAATACTGAAACAGGTATTGAATATAACTCTGATGCAGAAGCACAGATAGATATAGACGATCCAACAACAGAAACAAAAAAAGAGCACATTAAAAGAGATGTGGAAATTAAAATAGTAGACATTGACTTAGGTTCTGCTTCAGGAGATTTATAATGGCAATCACAGACGCACAACAAGCAAAACAAATCATGATGAAAAAAGGTGGACCTGTTCACCGTCAGCAATTAGCAAAGAAAAGAAAAGATGGTAAACGACCAGGTTACTATGGACCTGATAGAGGACATGCTGGTGAAATGGG